GACATGGCAGGACTTGCTGCGAATACTGACAACGTTGCAGACCCTTGGTTCTCACCAGCGGGTTACAACCGTGGACAGGTTCGTGGTGCAGTTAAACTTGCATTCAACCCAACAAAGGCACAAAGAGATATCCTATATCCTGCTCGTATCAACCCTGTTGTTACATTCCCAGGCCAAGGAACAGTTCTATTCGGTGATAAGACTGCTCTATCTCGTCCTTCTGCATTCGACAGAATCAATGTTCGTAGATTGTTCATTGTTCTAGAGAAGGCAATTGCGACTGCCGCTAAGTTCCAGTTGTTTGAATTCAACGATGACTTCACTCGTGCTCAGTTCCGTAACTTGGTTGAACCATTCTTGCGTGACGTTCAAGGACGTAGAGGTATCATTGATTTCTCTGTTGTTGCAGACGAAACAAACAACACTGGTGAAGTAATTGACAGAAATGAGTTTGTTGCAGATATCTACATCAAACCAGCTCGTTCAATCAACTTCATTACACTAAACTTCATTGCTGTTAGAACTGGTGTTTCTTTCAGTGAGATTGGCGGATAAGGAGATAAGACATGGCTAGTATTGACGATTTCAAATCAAACCTTATCGGCGGTGGTGCAAGAGCAAACCAATATCGTGTAATTATGACTACACCTACTGGTATTGCTACAGGACTTGACACTGTAAGAACACAATATTTGGTTAAGGCAACTTCATTGCCTGGCCAGACTATCCCAGAAGTTACTGTTAACTTTAGAGGTAGACAGTTGTTCTTGGCGGGCGACAGAACGTTTGAAACATGGACTACAACAATCATTAACGATACAGACTTTATGGTTCGTAACGCTATTGAACGTTGGATGAACGGTATCAATAATCTTGAAACCAACACTGGATTGACTAATGTATCTGAATATACATCTCAGTTGATTGTAGAACAGTTGGATAGAGATGATAACGTATTGAAGTCTTATGTTCTTCGTAACTGTTGGCCAACAGTAGTTGCACCTGTTGAACTATCATACGATACTGTAAGTGATATTGAAACCTTTGACGTGACTTGGAGATACACTTCATTCACAGCAAGTTCTGTATAATCTGGTTTTACAAACCTACTAAATAGTAGGGTAAAACTTAGGAGATTTATAGTATGGCGGAACTTTTTGGTTTCAGAATTACAAGAGCGAATCAAGGTAAGGGTGGTGATGGTTTCACCGCCCCTACCTCTGATGATGGCACACTTGATGTAGTTTCGGGTGGAGGCCATTATGCGTCTGTTTTAGATATGGACGGACGTGACAGAAACGAACTTGATTTGATTCGCCGTTATCGTGATATTGCACAACAACCAGAGTGTGACAGTGCAGTTGAAGATATTGTAAATGAAGCAATTGTATCAGACGAAAGAGATCAGTCTGTATCAATTTCACTTGACAGATTAGACCTATCCCCTAATATCAAAAATAAAATTCGTGAAGAGTTTGATGAAGTTCTACGTTTGATGGACTTTAATCAAAAGGGACATGATATTTTTAGACGTTGGTATGTGGATGGTAGAGTTTATTATCATAAAATTATCGACCCTAAACAACCTCGTAAGGGACTTAAAGAATTACGTTACATCGACCCTCGTAAGATTAAGAAGGTTCGTGAACAACGTAAAGAACAAGACCCTAAAACTGGAATGGACTTAGTTGTTGCAGTAGATGACTTCTATTTGTATAACGACAAAGGACTAGATGTTAACGTAGGAACATCACAGGGCGTAAAAATTACAAACGATTCCATTGCATATTGCCCAAGTGGGTTGATTGATATGCAAAAAGGAACCGTTCTTTCACATCTACACAAAGCGATTAAACCAGTTAATCAGTTGCGGATGATTGAAGATGCGTTGGTTATCTATCGTATCTCTCGTGCGCCTGAACGTAGAATTTTCTACATTGATGTTGGTAACTTACCTAAACAGAAAGCCGAATCATATCTAAAGGATGTGATGAATCGTTATCGTAACAAACTAGTATACGATGCGAGAACTGGTGAAATCAGAGATGACAGAAATCATATGTCTATGTTGGAAGATTTCTGGTTGCCTCGTAGAGAAGGTGGACGTGGAACAGAGATTACAACCTTGCCTGGCGGTTCAAACCTTGGTGAGATTGATGACATTACATACTTCCAGAAGAAGTTGTATCGTTCATTGAACGTTCCAGTATCTAGACTTGCAGAAGAAACTGGATTCCAGATTGGACGTTCAGATAACATCACTCGTGACGAACTCAAGTTTACAAAATTCGTGCAGAGACTTCGTAAGAAGTTCTCAGTGTTGTTCCAAGATATGCTTAAAACACAACTTATACTAAAGGGTGTTATCGCAGAAGAAGAATGGCACACGATAAAAGAACACATTCAATTTGATTTCCTACAGGATGGATATTTCACAGAACTCAAGAATACTGAGATTCTGAGGGAACGTCTAGATATGTTAGGACAAATCGAATCGTATGTCGGAACATATTTCTCTAAAGAATATGTGAAGAAGAATATTCTTAAAATGACAGACGATGAGATTGAGGATATTGATAATCAAATCAAAGATGAAAGTGGCGGAGAAGATATGGGTGCCGATGACGGCATGTTCGCACATAACGATCCCACAAAAGGAGATAAATAATGGACAATGTAAGAGACTTTGTTGACTCAATTGCATCAGGCGATAACCTTGAGGCGGAGTCACATTTCAATAATGCACTCGCACAAAAGGTTGGCGATGCACTAGAAACAAAACGTATGGAAGTTGCAAAGACTTTTGTGACACATCATATCCCAGAAGTTGGTGAGGAAGACAGTGACTAAAACCGTTTCTCAACTCAGAAGAGAGTTGCCAGAAAAGGATGAACACAAAATGTCTAGGGAGTATAAGAAGTTATCTCCCAAGATGCAGAAGGCTGTGGATGCAATATTTAAAGAAATGGACACTAAACCTTCTAATTTCCTAAATACTTTTGAGAAAACAATAAATAACGTTGCAAAAGAGTTTAAAGTTCCGCAAAAGAAACTTATGGATTATTTTGAACGTGAAGTATTAACGGTAATGTAAAGAGAAGTCTAATGAAATTAATTGCAGAACAGATACAAGAAGTTGAATACATCGTTGAAGAAAAAGACGGTGGATCAAAAGAAATGAAGATTCGTGGAATCTTCATGCAGGCAGACCAGAAAAATAGAAATGGTCGTGTCTACCCATTTGGTGTCCTTCAAAAAGAAGTCACCAGATATAATAAAGAATTTGTTGCTGAAGGACGTGCATTTGGCGAACTCGGACACCCAGAAGGCCCTACGGTTAATCTGGATCGAGTATCACACATGATTACGAAACTTGAGGCGGATGGAAAGAACTTTATCGGTGAGGCAAAGTTGCTCTCAACTCCGATGGGGGAAATTGCGAAAGCACTAATCAAAGACGGTGGTAAACTTGGTGTCTCTTCAAGAGGCATGGGTTCACTAGAGTCTCGTGGTGGTGCGAATTATGTGAAAGACGATTTTTATCTTGCCACTGCGGCAGATATTGTTGCAGACCCTTCTGCTCCACAAGCCTTCGTTGAAGGTATTATGGAGGGTAAAGAATGGATTTGGAACAACGGTATACTTCAAGAAGTTGATGTTGCTGAAATCAAAAATGACATTAATGAAGGGGTAAGACGTAGAAATGATAATGTTTCCGCACTTGCCTTCGCTAAGTTTTTGTCAAAACTTTAATCATTATAAATATGTTAAGATAACAAACTCAAGGAGAAATCCCAATGTCAGAACTAGACAAGACAATTGAGGAACTAGAAGCGGAAGTCCAGGCAGAGCTTGAAGAAGCGAAGCAACCTACGGACGGTGCCGGTAAAGGTGAATCAATGGAAAAAGTTGAAGGGGAAGTTCAAGACCTTGGCAAAGCTGTTGTCGACCCAGAAGAGAAGAAAGGCGCTGACGCTGCAAAAGCAACGAAACCCGCCAAGGATGCTCAGAATAAGGGCGCAAAAGATGCCGGTGGTGACGATGAACCAACCAAAGTTAAAGAACCTCTAGCCGCCGGGGTCGAAATCGACCATGACGGTGAGGAACTAGAAGAAGCCCGTATGACTAAAGAATCAATGATTACTGCAATGCAAGAAAAACTTGCAGGCATGAAAGCAGTTGATTTGAA